AAAATAAAACAAATTTCTAAACAAAAATACCTAGGTTTAGAAAATCACCTAAAATCAAATGTTATTGGGCAAAACGACGCAATAGAAAACATAGTTTCCTCCCTAAGAAGATCTCAAGCCGGTATGGCGGATATAGACAGGCCTTTGGGAGTTTTCTTATTTGCGGGATCGTCTGGAGTTGGCAAAACTCATTTAGCTACAACTCTTCATAAATATCTTTTTGGAAATGACTATCCTGTCGTTAGAATTGATTGTGGAGAATTTCAGCACAAACATGAAAATCAAAAATTAATTGGTTCTCCTCCGGGATATGTTGGTCATGACGAGGGTGGCCAGTTGGTCAATCAAATAAAGCAGTATCCTTCCAGCGTCGTTCTATTAGACGAGGTGGAAAAGGCTCATCCAGATTTATGGAATACTTTTTTGAGAGTTTTTGACAATGGTCTTTTGACAGACGCAAGGGGTGAGATTGTAAGTTTTAGAAATGCAATCATAATCATGACAACAAATCTTGGAAACGAAAAAACTACGGATCATCTTTTGGCAAACGGAACAGGATTTAACAGAGATCTTAATTATAAAACAACAACTAAGAAAACTCCAGATAAATCCATTCTTGAAAGAAATACTAACGAAGCAATTAGAAAACATTTTAAACCAGAATTCTTAAACAGAATAGATAAAGTAGTCGTGTTTAATTATTTGTCTGAATCAGATTGCAATACAATTGCCAGATTAGAAATGTCAATAACTGCAGAAAAGTTAACCAAAAAAGGGTATCTATTTGAATACAATCAAAGTGTTATAGATGGATTGATAAACAAGGGAATTGATAGCATCAAGGGTGCAAGGGGATTGGCTCAGATCCGCAGGGAGCAAATAGAAGCTCCAATTGCCGATAGCATTATTAACACTACAGTTCCCAGAGGAAGCATATTTGAAATAACTTATGAAGATGATAAATTTAAGTTTGATATTAAAAAACCAAATAAAAAAACAGGGCTATTAAAACAAGTCTAGTTTACTATAATTAAAAGATAAGCAAAAAGGATATACTATGCCAAAAGCAACAAGAACAGTCTTAGGTCATGCAAAAAGAATGTCAGCTGGTATTTTGAACCCAATTACATCTGGTTATCGAAGATCCGGAATTCGTGGAGCAATTGGAGGGGCCAAAAAGCCGTTGATGTTTGGTGGCGGAATCCTAGGTGCCGGAAACATCATTGGCAGTAGAAGGCAAAGTGGTCTAGACAGAACAGTCGGTAGACCAACCGGAATGTATAATTACTAAGGAGTTTTAGATGCCAGGACTAAGAGCTGGAATTGGTAGATTTGCCGGTGATGTATTTGGTGCAATTGCGCATGCAAGCCCAAAAGGCAGAGCCATATCAAGGGCAACACGTGGCTTTGTAGAAGCTAGTCATGCGTATGGCGATCCCGACGCTGCCTTGAGAGCATTTGCCGCAGGAAGAAAAGAGTTAATAGCACGCGGCAAAAGAACCGCAGGATTTGGAATTATGGGTGCTTCAGGAATAGGCATGTTGTCATCAAATAGATCGAGCGGAGCCTACAACCCAGCGCCAAGACCAATGACTTCAGCCCCTCCTGGAGTAGGCAGATCAGCCTAAGGTATAATGTAGTCATGAACAATTGGAAGATGTATATTAATGAAAATGGCGATTTTGAATTACCTAATTTTTTGTATAAAACGGTAATGGATCTCATGAAACAATCTTTGGACATGGGCACTCTACTTTCGGAAGACCAGGCAAAATTAAGAGCCTACAAAGAGCAGACAAAAAAATTGTTCAAAAACAAATGGTATGAAATAGCAAAAGCATTAGAAGCTTTTTCCATAATCGACCCGTGCATTTGTTCCACTCAGGAAAAAGAAATTTATTGCGATATTTGCAAGGGGGCAAGATATATCATAAATTCAACCCTAACCCCAGACAAGATGAGAGAAGTGGGATTATTTACAAATGCCGGAACAACATCAGAAATAATTGGAAAATTGCAAAAAAGTCTCAATCAAATATTGTCAGATTATCCGTAGTAGGTTAAGATGTCAGAGATAGAAAAATCAAATAAATCAAATTTTATGAAACAGTTTGAATCTTTGAGGCCAGATTTGTTTTTTCCAGCAGAATGGAGTGACGAAGATAAGGAAAAAGCTGTCGATCTTATTAGGCCACAAAAAACCCGCACCGCAATGTTCTCATCTATTCCGATGAATTGTGAGGCAGAAAAATGCATATTTGCAAGTACTTGTCCGCTCCTCAAAGAAAACCTTGCCCCCAAAGGAAAAGCTTGTCCCATAGAAATGGGAATGGTTGCGCAATTCACCGCAGAATATCTTGATCAACTTGAGGTTAATCCAGATAATCTAGTTGAGGTTTCCATGGTAAGAGATTTGGTTGATCAGGAAGTTCAATACCTTAGAAAGACCAAGCTTTTGGCAAAAGAACACTTTGTTCAAGAGAATATAATTGGAGTGGATCACGACGGAAATCCAATATTCAAAAAAGAATTGCATTTGGCGGTTGAACTAGAAGACAAGCTGCACAAAAGGAGAAAAGATTTGCGAAATCAACTTTTGGCGACAAGAGAAGCAAAAGCAAAAGTTGGTCAATTACAGTTGGATACGGCTCAGGCAATATCTGATATAATAGGAAAAGTTCAATCAATTGAAATTTCAAGAGAAAAACTTCTTAAGCAAAAATTGGGAACGACAGAATTAGATGATTACATAATTGACTCGGAGGCTGTAGAGCCAGAAAAAGATAGGTAATCCCTATGCCACGTCCACCACTAGGACCAGACGATCCAGACTTTTCGATATTATCACTTTTTCCCTCAATTGCAGGTCGTGATAAGGACTTGGTAGACAATGCTATGGGGACATATAGAAATCTACTTGGTATGCCCGAAATTGGGTTGGATAGCGATGAACTACGTCAAATAGCATTGACGAGAAATATACAAACTCCCTTAACCCAAACAATGCTGCAGGATCCGGGTTTTGGTGTTGGAACTGTAGATGTTCAACTCAGAAATTATGAAGCTTTTGACAAAGCATATAGGGCAAAACTCAGGCAAGAGTTGGAACGTCGGAATTACACCTACATCACAAAAAGCGGCAGTAAAGGCCGCTTTGGCAAATGAAAATTCAAGTATTGATCTAAGTTTAATATCTAGTCTTTCTGATAGAAGAGATTTGTCACAACAGCTTCATTCACAAGTTCTGCAGACACAAAAAATAATTAAAATGCATGGAACTCCAGGAATATATTTACCTTCATCAAATGCAGTGGGAAGAAAATCGGGCAGATATCTTGTCGATATGTCATCACCGAGTCGGCCGGCTATAGTCCGGTTTTAGATCTTCTAGAACAAGGAACTTTTGGCATAGACCCGTTCGCCGAAAAAGAAATGTTGGTAGACCCATTGAGTTCTTTCAGAATGCGGTACGAAAAATTTACCATCTTTTAAAGAAATGGAAAGAAGGGTTCGTGATCCCTCGATAAGATCTGGAATTAGTTCACACACCGCCGACGGAATAAAAATAGGATTTATAGACGTAGAACTAACTGGAGTTGGACAAACCGATATGGTTAGGTCAATTTCTCTACAGGATACTCTGTTGGGAACTGATGCGCTCGGAAGAAGAACACTTCAAAGATACGGAGATGACACTGGTGCAACATTTTTGACACCACAAATGTCTGCAGTTGTTTCGGCTGACCCAATAGAACTGTCAAGGGTAACTTCTTTTGGTGAAGCAGTTGCCACAGTTGAACAAGAAAGCGCGAAACCATTGGCGGCGCGCATACCCGGAAGTTTTCCTAAAATGGACTTAACTACTCCAGCCGGTAGACAACAGGCCGTAAATTACTACAGGGATCTTTTTCAAAGATTTAGTCACGACGATTCTTTCTTAGCGGGATACAACATTAGATTCGACGTACACCAATTGATGGAGTCAGCAAGGAAACTTCCTGAATTTATGGACAACGCAGAAGCAGTCGAAGCTTTAGGTAGATTTGAGCAAAGAATGATTGGTGGCGGAGGAATGATAGACACCCTTCAAATGGTAAGAACCAGACTACAGGGTCAACTTCAAGAGAGATTGGGTTCTGTTGCCGGTAATTCCCGGAGTAAAAGCTAGGCTAGGTCTTGATTTATTGCTTTCCCCATCTGCTCAAACAAGAGCACTAGATGCTGGAGAAAGAGTTTCTTTTTTTGGATTAGAAAATGTTATTCAGTCTTCAGACTTCCTGCCGCAGCTTGCACGAATGGCGGAAGGCCGGCGATCTAGCCGCACAAAAAGTGCTTGATCAATTATCTGTAGGAGCAGCTTCTCACACTTCCGTTGTTGACCAGTCTGTAACCAGAATTTTAACAGAAATGCTTCTCTCACCAACCAGTATAAATCTTGCAGCAATTGATTCTGCAGGTAATGTGGATTATGGTTCGATGACTGCAGGACTGACCGATACAAGCATTGGCAAGATAGAAGCAATAATAAGAAGCAACGCCGCATCAAAAGCTCAGGTAGTAACTGTTAGTTTGACAGATCCCAGATATTTAACGCAACGTACACTTGATCACATAACTCACAATGAGAAGGCTTTCCGTAGAATACAAATAGAAGATAGCTTAAGTGCAGTAATTGGCAGCGCCGCAATGCCAGCCGGTGCCCCCAGTGGAGATCCATTTGGCACCTTAAAATTTCATGGTGGAAAATATATTTTTAGTCCAACAGCTGGAGGACCTTCTGTTGATATAGATGAAGCAATTGCAAGAAATTATATACAAGCAGAAATAAATGCCAGAAGAGCTCCAGCAACAACAATGGCAGATATTCACGCTATGCCACAAAGAACATCTAATATTAAAACTTTGGGAATAAATCCTATACAGCAAACTAATATAGAACATATGGGAAGACTTTTGGACGAAGGAGTTGTTTCCCCAATTAGGACCGGAACTATTGTGGATGCGGCAACAAGTGTAGCTGCAAATGAAGGTGCCGTTTTTACCGGACTAACAGAAACCGGATTTAATACTGGTTTCACAGAGGGTATAACACCAGAGGGAGCTTCTAATGTCTTTGGTGTCACTAGATCTGCCTTTAAAGCCTTGACCGTGGAAAGAATGCAAAATTACCAAAGAGCATTGTATCAATCAGGTATAATCGCTGCTTCAATGCAGCCTGAGGTAAGATCGGCTGCAGTTACACTTTCTGCCCTTACTTCTCCATTGGGCGCAGCAAATAAAGATCTGGTATCAGGAGCTTTATCGGCAGGAAGGACCCTTGATCCGGATGAAATAACTTCAAGGGTCTCGGCAGCATTAGATACGGTTTCCAAAAATCTTCCCCTGTTAGCTGATACTGGTGTAGTTTACGCTAGACCCAATAAGGTTTTGGATGTCTCGGGTAGTGTTATTATTTTGCCAACATCATATATGCATGAATCGACACCAAGCAGCGGGGCAATGAGGACTCTTGATGACGCAGGGAACAGAGTTCTTTTATCAGAAAGATTAAAGGGGTCTGGTAGCAACAGATCGTCAAGGGTAAGAGTGTCTATACCGACAAGAGATAAGGGACCTACAACTATAGCTTTTAACGTTGGCGGAACATTAGATAAAACACCAACTGATTTGGATCTCGAAAGGGCTAAGTTTCACGTCGAGGAAATACAGAGAATATTTAGAGAACGAGATGCAAGTAAAACGCCAGAGGAAATGATAGCGGCTGGACTGGCAACAACTGAGGAGCAGGCAAAAAGAACCAAGCAATTTTTAGCAGAAGGATCGGATAAGCTTAAGGAGATGGCCAGCAGAGAAGCAAAAAGGGGTATACAAATTGGCTCGGTGGTGACAGAGGACATTGGTTCTGAAAACATGCGTCAAGCTGTTGAGGCAATAAGAAATGTAAGTGGCGGAATTGACAACGATATAATTGCAGTTGAAAAGGGTCTTTTATTTGACGCGCCGTTAGCGTCATCAGAAGGGGGACTTGTTTTTACCCCCCGCATATCTGATGATGCACTTGAAGAAGCTCAAAGAGTGGGTGCCCGTCGGTGCAGACATTGTGTCAAAGGCAGAGTCAACAAATCAATTAAACCTTGTTCAGGGTATGATCAGAAGAGGTGTTGATACGGCAGGAGAAGATGGTGGTGGATTTTTTGGAAGATTAAGATCTTTTGCCAGGAGCCGCAGGCCCGATGAAGAAATGGCCGGATTCTCAAGACCGATGTTGAGAAGGTTTAGGGATATGGATATTGAACAAAGAATGAGGTTTTTAAAACCAAAAATATTTAAAGGTGCCGGAGCTGTAGCTGCCCTTAGTGCTGGTTACTATTTAGCAACAAGATCTAGAAAAAATTCACTTTATAATGAAACAATGGAGCAGCAACAATTTGAGCCAGGTCCTATGTCAATACAGGATTTTAATCAAATTGATCAACAACTAGCAGCTCAAAGTTCTTCTAGAAGAGATCCATTGGTTACTGCTGGCGTTGTGGGAAATCTAGATCGCAATAAAACATCTCATTATAAAATGGGGCCAGGAAAATATAATCATCTATACGGAGGATGATAAATGCCGTCATTAGGTAGAATAGGATCAAGAATAGCCGGATCAAGAATTGGCCGTAGTGCTGCTGGTCGAGCTGTTGGTCGAGCAGGTGCAAGAGCTGGGGGTTTTGCTGGTGCACACGTGGGTGCAATTGGAGCTGGTGCGGCAGCCACATATCTTGGATACAGGGGCATAAAAGGTTTTGTGGGGCAGGTTCTTCCAGCGGGAGTCGATGCTGCGATGGATGTTGCATTCAATGATCCACAAGCGGACAGGTCAATGCTTGGAACAGATTTAACTCCAAGTTTATATTTAGGTCATAGGGCTCCAGGAATTATAGGCAGTACAGCAAGAGGATTGAACGCGACCAGATTTGGAGTTGGAGCGCATAACAATCCGGCTAGAGCTGGAGTAGCACTTGGTGGAATTGGCGGTCTCGTTGGCGGTGCCATAGGGGCTGTCAAAGGATATGCTAGCGGAGGAAGAGCAGGCGCAATTAGGGGCGGAATACTTGGAGCAGCTGGCGGAGCAGTAGCTGGCGGTGCAATAGGTGCTGCTGGTCAAGTCACTATGGCATACAAGACCATGCAAACAAATAGTCAAATAATAAGAGAGTCGCCATTTTATAATCAATCAGCATTAACTGCAGAAAGACTTAATGCAAGTGGAAATATAGTTTTTGGAATGTATAACCAAAGGAGAGGCTAATGCCACTTGATCCATTAACTGGCCAGGTTAATTATGGTGGAGCATCGTATGATCCGCAAAATATCAGCGCATCAACGGGAATGCACGCTGCAGCAAGAGCTGATGTTGCCCCCGAAAGTGGTGTCTTTGATTTATTAGAATCTCTGCCGGGTGTAACAACTGCAGCTCTTTTTAATGCAAGAAGATATGCAAAGACGCTAGAAAAAGGTGGAAGATTTGACGTAGCAGCCGGAACCACTGGTAGAAAACTTAAGAGAGCAAAAAAATATGGGGCATTGGTTGGCGACAGATTGGCAGCACCAGATCCGTCTCAATTTATTGGAGGTGGAAGAAGGGGTCCATTAGGAGCCTACGCAAGAAGGAGAATCAGACAAGGAAAAACTCCACTACTACGAGCTTCAAGGGTTAATAACTTAACGGCAAATTTAGGCGCAGTCAATAGATTTACAAGCCTAGGGGCATTAGCAGGAGATGCAAGCAGAGCGTATACTCCAATGCAGGCTGTCCCGGGAATAATGGGTTTTCTTACAAAAAGTAAGAGATTTAATGAAAGAGTTGGATTGGGCGCGGATTTTAATTCGGCAGAACAAAAAGCGTACTCTGGTGGAGTATTGGGAAGAATAGCCGCAATTAATAGAGTCAATACTCTAGATTCAATCATTGCTAGAGGTGCAGGAACATCCAGATTCTCGCAAGCAAGACATGCAAAAGCAGTTGCAGCAAAAGAAAAAATAGTCGCCAATGCTCTCAAGGTTGCAAATATCGGAAATCCAATTGAAGAGCTCGCAAGGCGAGCTGGTAGAGAAGCGGTAACAAGAGTCACTGACGTTGCAAGAGCAGCAGGTGGAGCAGGTGCAAGAGTACCCATAGATGTCACCGTCCGCGCTGCTCGAGCTGCAAGAATTTCGGCCGTAGCATCAGCAACAGCCGATGTAACTGCAGCAAGAACAACTATGGCAACTCAAAGTACAGCAAAGTTTATTGCTGGAGATATGACAGTAGGAGTCTTAAGCAATAGAATAACATCATTCTTTGGTGGGGCAACAAACTATATGAATGCCAGCGCAACACAAAAGAGAACTTTTGGTCATGCATTGCGTGCAGCTGGATTTAGCGATAGAGAAGCTAGAAGGGCATTTAGGGATTTTAGTGGCTCAGACACTCGAGCAGCAAAATATGTTGGTGGTTTTCGTAGAGAACTAGCAGGCGGAATAAAACAACTACAAATCGGTGCCAAAGCAGCACTTAATACTGGTGCGGCCACGAACATGAGATTAGCTGGACTTAGAGTATTTGGTTCAGGAGTCGTAAAGGGCACCGGTGCATTTATGCCAGGATTGAACGTTCTAGCTACTGGCCAATTAATATACGATCTTGCAAAAGGCGCTGGAAAAATAGCTGTAAAAGGTGTAAACTTTGCCAAGGATGCAGTCAAGTCAATGCAAGGCACGATAAATAAACCAATGTTTGGATCAGGTTTTAAAGATAATGAAGTTGCTGCAACGTCAAGGTCAAGAGGTGTGATGGCGATACAGAACTCAAGACTAAATGCAAGAAGTTTGCTTGGATCTGAGGCATCGATGCTTGCGGCACATTTTGGATAAATATGAGTTTCATACTTAAGCAAAAAACAAAAGATTTTAGAAAAGAATTGGAAAAACTTTCTTCAGAAGATCTCATAGAAATAATTAAAAATCAAGACTTAGAATCCTATAAGCAAATCAATAGAATTGAGTGGGTGTTTAAGAATAAACTAAAACATCTAACTTGGGTGGATGGAACTCAGATATCCGAAAGGCCATTAACCAAAAGGGAATTGGCGCTGTTGATTGACGAGCCTTTTGAAATTGATAGAAATCTTCTCGATGCAGGTATATCGTCTGAGCAACAAAGGCAAATTCATATAGCAAAGGATCCATGTGTTTGGGCAAAGCAATTCTTGGGTGTAGAGACAAGAGTCTATCAAACGCTAATATTAAGAGATCCATCGCTGAGAAAAGTCTTGAGAGCAGGTCGTCGTCTTGGAAAAACATTCAGCATGGCAATAGCCTTGTTGCATTACAGCTACACGACTAAAGAAGGCAGGTGTCTGGTTGTGGCACCGATGAAAACTCAGGTTGAATTGATATATCAGGAAATAGTCAGGCTCGCCTCAAGGAACGACATAGTTTTTAATTCAATAACAAGAAAAATAACAAGTCCCCAATTTATGATTCAATTTTCCAATGGTTCCACCATAAGGTTCTTTACTTCCGGAATGAGATCCGGTGGAAAATCAGACGTAGCACGTGGTCAGGAAGCACATGTTATAGTTCTTGACGAAATGGACTTCATGCATAGCGACGATCTTGACGCCTTGTACGCAATGCTTCAAAAAACGGCGGAGGATCAACCGGATAAAATTTTAATTGGCGCCTCTACTCCAACTGGAAGAAGAGAAAGATTTTGGGAATGGTGTAGATCAGATAGATTTCAGGAATTTTGGTTTCCATCTTACTGCAATCCATTTTTTTCAAAAGAACAAGAAGATGAATTTAGGGAACAATACTCCGAAATAGGATATAGGCATGAAATAGAGGCAGATTGGGGAGAAGATTCGGAAGGTGTGTATCCCAGAAAGTTTGTTGACAAAGCATTCATAGAACCTGGATGGAACTACCAGCCAGAAATAACTTCAGCAAGAAGTTTTCACACAATTGGAGTCGATTGGGACAAGTACGGAGCCGGAACGAACATAGTTGTAGTGGAAGTTTGCTCTGATTCATACGAGGATCAAATTTTCAGAAACAAAGTCAAATTATGCTTTAGAGAAGAAATACAAAAATCAGAATACACATTAACAAAAGCAGTTGCAAGAATTATAGAGCTAAATAATATTTTTAACCCGAAACACATATATGTTGACAGAGGTTACGGAGAAGTTCAAGTAGAGCTACTGCATAAGCACGGTGTCGAAAATCCATTGAGTGGCTTAAAGGATAAGGTAAAGGGAATTAGCTTTAGTGAAACAATAGATATTAGAGATCCGTACACCAAACAGATTGTCAAAAAGGAAATAAAACCGTATATGGTTGATAACTTAAGGCAATATTTGGAAAAAGAACTTTTACTTATCTCGGAAAGAGATACTGAAATGTATATGCAGCTAATCTCTTATGTTGTTTTAAGAACTACACAGACCGGAAGACCGGTTTTTGAAGCTGGTGGATCAGCTGTGGATCATGCACACGACGCATTGATGCTGGCCCTATTGTCAATAACCGAAAACTACAACGATCTGCATAGATCTAAATTTGCAACCAACACGGAATCCTTTTCAAATACCTTCTTCATGCCCACTAAAGGGGAATCTTTGGATAAAGATTTTACACCAGAACAGAGCGTTTTCTCCGGAAGAGCTGATAAACTGGCTCCAGTAAAATTTGGTTTCAAAAAAACTTTGTCTAAAAAACCAAACGCTAAAATTAAAAGAAAGACATTTTAACAATGGCAAAATATGGTATTGGCGAAAATAATCCCGTAGAAAACGTCTTTTCCAATACCCAAAGTCCAGTGTCGACTTTCGGTTCAATAGACGATAGATATGTTGCGGGCAGTGCGACCTTTAGCCGGTCCCAACTCACAAAAATACTCCACATCATATTACCAAGTGCCGATTGCAGAAATAAGAAACCACGTTTATTATGCAGAATTTATTATGAACGAATTATTGGCAGAAATAGAAAAAAACCTAGATCAAGTAAACATAAACCCCTATTCTTCTTCTGAGCTAGAAGTAGCCCACAAAGCAGTTTGGAAGGATGCGATAAGGCACTCGGAAAAAGCGCAATCAATGCAAGCTCCTGACCGCATAACCTATTCGGAGTATTCTTTTGCAACACAACACCTGTGCAGATCTTGTAGAGAATTAGTAAAACAATATGAAATAACAACTAACCATACTTCATTTGGTCATTTGTTTGACATTAAAAAAATAATAAGCTATTTGAAAAACGAAATAACAATAATAAAGAATATTGTAACTCATCAATTTCAGGAAAGGTACAATAATGATTCAGAAGGGGAAATTGCAAAACAACTATCAGATTGGGCAAAGGCATCAGCACATCATACGAAACAACTTGCTAGCGAAATCACAAACACGCCGTCATCAATTCCGCAATCCGAACTGGATCAGATCTCTGAAAAACAAGCAGCACAACTGCAAGCTTTTTTTTCGATCAAAGTAAATTCATACGCTTCAGAAATATCATCCATATCAAATTCTTTGAAAAGAGATTGTTTTGATACGGCAGATACGTTTTACAAAAACTATCTGTTGCCAGCAGTAAACTTTAAATCAAAAGTTGTAGAACCACTAATCTTTGACTTTACAACTACCAGTATTGCTCAGGCATGTCCCACGATTATGGGCGAAGTAATTATCGCAAATAATTCTATAACCGGAAACCTTGGTTCTGTTTCTACTGACTTCATCGAAAGAAGAAATCAGATGGATAAAAAAATGCAGGCTTTGTTGGAACTCATAATATTAAAAAGAAGGTACGTCAATTACATAACTCAACTAGAGTATAAGGCAGTTAACAGAGTAAAGGTTCTTGTTCAAAACAAGGATGAAAACATAGAAATTTATAAGGACATCTACAATTCAATTACAATTGACTCCGAAAAAAGACAAGACTTAAGATCATCTCACTCCAAGCTTGACGACTTAGACGATGATTCGCACCCACAGTATCTGAAAAGAGATGGAGGAACAATTACGGGAGATATATTGATAGAAAAGGGAGTAAAAATAGGTGGGATAGAATTGTCAAACCATTCTCATTCTGGGTTGGATGGATCTGACCTCATAAAAGCATCAAGCATAGATTATGAAACAGCAAGAAAAGAATACTACGAATCTGACAAAGATGAGTACGGCAATATTGTAGTTACCGGATTTACTCAATCAGTTTTGATAGGCGGCGGAATTGCGTTTGATGCAACTATAGAAATAGACGTAGAAGACGACAAAATAAATACTTATGAATTTGAAGTATTGTACAACGAGGTTTAATCATGACTTGGTTTAGTTATCTCGCACCGGAAACCGCAACTCATGCGCCAGTTAGAAGAAAAATAGTTTTTCCTCAAGTTTCAGAAAATCTAAAAATTGGGGATTGGATACATGTAAATTTAGATACTCTTGATATTGGAAAATATTATTATCAAGAAGATGCATTGATAAAAACAAGTTTTGACTCAGACGCATATCTGGTTGTGTATGAAACCGAAAACTCTAAAACTCCTACATTTAGTTTTATTATAAATTCAGAAAGTCAGAGTTTTTTTAAGAAAAATTTATGGTTTCAATCATTGACTAATGTTGATCCAGGATATAAGCCCTCTGGTTCATATTATATATATTATCACAAAGACAATATACAATACATTTCTTTACAGGGTTCAAATTATGTTTCTACAACAAATCCATCTGGATCAAATTTTATAGCACAAACTTCTGGAAGTTCTAGTTCTGCTATTAATTATTACTCAACAGAAATTTCATTAAATAATAATGAAAGAGTCTCTTCAATGAGCTTTTTGAGTAATCAATGGGAAAATGGAAAAACTTTGACCTATGGAGCAAAAGTCGTAGGAACTTTTAGTGGTCCGAGATTAAGAATTTACGCAGAAAAAAATAACTCTTCTGGATTTATATCTTTAAAAATAGTAAAATCATCTGCCGCTGGTGAGGGGCAAAAGCTTGTGAAAGAGGCGATAGAAATTGATCTCTACTCACCGACTGGAATATTTGATCAATTGATATATCAATTAGATATGGAAGCAGATCTTAATTTTTCTACTTATCAAGAACTTTACGGAGATTTTTATTTTGAAATTGAAACTCTAGAAAAAAAGAATGATTCCTCCTTGTCACTTGGTTGCACTATGATAAAATATTCTTATTCTAAGAATTATGAATTACAATTTGATGTAGAAGAGCTAAAATCAGACATAGCCTTTAAGAGCACTGGTGGAGTAAGATAATGGCAAAAATAATAAGAAAAATAACTGGATTGAAACCAGGTCAAAATTATCTAGTTACCTTAAAAGCAAAAAATACAGAGCTATCAGCACTGGATAATGCTTATCCAGCAATTAGATTCTTGACACCAACCGATAGCACCATACCAAGTGCAATAGACAATGATACGTTTTTTATATACGCAAATTATAAGTCGGTAATGTTTGATTTTGAGCCAACCACAGATGTAGATGTAGATAAGTATAAATATGAGCTTTACGCAGACGCTGCCGGGACGAATCTTATTTCATCGGGCACGGCTACCGCGAGTGTATTTACCGTAGATGTGCCGAATAATAGTCAAATGGAAACAGACACTGATTTGGAAGAACAAGTTAAATACTATGGAAGAATAAAGACTGTAGATACATCTGGAAACGAAAGTGGATGGACGCCAAGCAGTGGCCTTAAAGAGTCCAGTCCAACACAATTAATTGAAAGCGCACATATAAGAAATCTCAAGGCATCAAAGATAACGGCCGGAACGATAAATGCCCATGAAATAATACTTAAGCAACAAGGTGAGCAAACATCGATAAGTGCTCCAGCAAACATGGCAATATTGAGGTCTTCAGATTATAACGGATCATACAATAATTCAACAAACCAATGGTCCTCGGGAACAAGCGGATGGGTTATTGCCGGTAACGGATATGCAGAATTTTCAACAACCTCAATTAGGGGTGGGTTGAGAGCTGAATCAGTTTTCATCAACGCCGACAATCGTTGGAGACGCAACAGTACCAATACCGATAGTTCATTAGAGTTCAAAGTTGGTTCTTCTAGTAAATATCTATTATTTGACGGAACAGATATAACTTTTAGCGGTAATCTTTCAGCAGCTGGTGGAACTTTCACTGGAGCTTTAAGCGGAGGAACAATTTCAATTGGATCTGGAAACTCTATATTCAAAGCTGATTCAAATGGAATATATTTAGGAAATTCTACTTTCGCAAGCGCTCCATTTAGAGTTACGCCGGCTGGTGTGTTAACAGCTAACAACGCAACTATAACCGGTACCATCAACGCTACAAGCGGAACTTTTACGGGAACTTTGTCTAGCGCTAA